TAGAACTATAGAAGTAAGATTAACTTATTCATTTATGTTAATGAATAGTGTTCAAAGACAGGCTGACAGAGTTACAGCTACAGAAATAAGATTATTAGCTGACGCATTAAATGATAGTGTTTCTGGTTTATATTCTTTATTGTCTCAGGAATTACAATTACCTTTAATTTCCCGTTTGATGTATCAAATGGAAAGAAATAAAAGATTACCTACACTACCTAAAAATAGTATTAAAGTAAAAATAGTTACTGGACTAGAAGCACTAGGTCGTTCTTCTGATTTACAAAGATTAAATACTTTTATCCAACAATTAACTCCATTTGCACAAGAATTATTTAAGTATGTTAATTTTGATGAATATGTTAAACGAGTTGGTACGTCATTAGGTATTGATATGGAAGGATTAATTAAATCACCAGATCAATTACAAATGGAAGAACAAATTGCACAACAACAAGCTATGATGCAACAGGCAACACCAGTAGTCGCTAAAGAAGGTGCTGGAATTGTTAGGGATAGTTTTAAAGCTAGGGGAGAACAACAACAACTAGAACAACAACAACAAGGACAATAACACATATGGGCGAAACAACTACAGTAAACATAACTCCTACAGCTAACGTTGAAACACAAGAGTACAGAGATAGTATGGTTCAGAAAATTGACCAAGCTAACGCTGCTCCTCAACCAACTTTACAACCAACAACAACTACGGAAGAAGTTAAACAAGAAAAAATACTTGGTAAATTTAATTCACAAGAAGATTTAATTAAATCTTATCAAGAATTAGAAAAGAAACTTTCTTCTAATACTTCTAGTACAAAAACAGAAAATAAAAATCCTTTACAAGCACAAGCTAAAACAGAACAACCATCAGCTATTAGTTCTGTATTTCAAGCTGCTGAGCAAGAATTTAATGAAACAGGTCAAATAAGTGATAATACCTTGTCTTCACTAGAAAAATCTGGTCTTCCTAAACAATATGTAGATAATTATTTAAAAGGATTAGAAGCTCTTGGAGAACAATTCCAAAATAAAGCGTACTCAATTACTAAAGGTGAAGAACAATACAAAGCCATGACTGATTGGGTTGCTAATAATTTAACTGAAGAAGAAGTTGAAACATTTAATAGAGGAGTTGCAAGTGATGACTCTACTGCTTTATTTACTATTAAAGGAATGTATGCTAGGTATAATACAGAAAGCAAAGAGCCTAAAATAAATTTAGGTCAATCATCTTCTTCAAACTCAACTGGAGAAAGATACGAAAGTGTGTCTCAATTAAAAGAAGATATGAAAAATCCTCTTTATCAAAAAGACCCAGCTTTCAGACAAAAAGTTGAATTAAAATTATCTAGATCAAATATTTTATAGAAATTCTTTCGGGTTAATTAGTTAGACCCGACTGATGTTAACGCTTAATAAAGTCTTAACCGTCCCGAGGGACGACAATTTTGTTACCTAAATAAGCTGTTTTTAAACTTAACTAAGCAACTTAACTTATAAGAAAGGGATATATAATGTCAAATTATACTCCTTCGTACATAGGTCAGGCTGCTGGTGCTGGTGATCAAAATGCTCTATTCCTGAAATTGTTTTCAGGCGAGACTTTGACTGCCTTCGAAACAGCAAATACTGCCCTAGATAGAACTATGGTTCGTACTATAGCTAACGGTAAAAGTGCAACGTTTCCAGTATTTGGAAAAGCGTCTGCTGCTTACCACGCTGCTGGTGCTGAACTAACTGGTTCATCAATAACTGGTAATGAAAGAATTATATCAATTCAAGATTTACTAGTATCTCACGTGTTTATTGCTTCTATTGAAGAAGCTAAATCATCTTGGGAAGTTAGAAGTATCTATGCAAAAGAAATAGGTATTGCTCTAGCTAATCAAATGGATAAACACATTTATCAAATGTTAGTGAAAAACGCTAGAGAGTCTGCTGTAGCTCCACAAGCTGCTGGACAAACTATTACTGACGCTGACTTTAACACAAACGGTGCTTCTGCTGCTGCATCAATTTATGCTGCTGCAAGATACTTAGATGAAGCTAACGTTCCAGCTGAAGACAGATATGCTGCTGTATCGCCACAAGCGTACTACAGTATGGTTTCTGATACTTCTGCTGCTGTAATCAATAGAGATTTCGGTGGTTCTGGAAGTTATGCAGATGGTAAAGTATTAAAGATTGCTGGAATTGAAATTGTTAAAACTAACAATTTACCAGCTTCTAATATTACATCTGGCGTTGGTGTTGGTTCTGTAGTTGGTTCTGGCGGTGGTTTAGGAGGAAACTTCTCTACTACTGTTGGTTGCGTATGGCACAAAAGTGCTGTAGGTACAGTTAAATTACTAGACCTATCAACAGAGATGGAATACTCTGCAAGACATCAAGGAACATTACTTGTTGCTAAATATGCAGCAGGACATGGTGTTCTAAGACCAGAAGCGTCTTTAGAAATTAAGACAGCTTAATTACCTTGTAATGTAAATTAAGATTGGGGGAATGAAAGTTCCCCCTCTTAATACAAAATTAAAATTATTTATTTATGCCTTTAACAGTAACATCAAAACTAGAAGCAGTTAATACTATGCTTACTAGTATCGGAGAAATTCCAGTATCTAGTATAACATCTGCTACTACTAATGATGTGTCTATTGCAATACAAATTTTAGATCACGTTTCTAGAGAGGTACAGTCACGTGGTTGGTTTTTTAATACAGATATTAATTATTCTTTAGTACCTACTAATAATAACGAAATTGTTTTACCAGCTAACGCACTAAGAGTGGAATTAGCTGAATCTTCTAGATTACATAATTATGTAGAACGTAATAGAAAATTATACGACAGAGTTAACAATACATATACTATAACAAATACAGTAAAAGTTAATATTGTATTTTTATTAGATTTTGAAGAATTACCAGAAGTAGCTAGACATTATATAATGATAAGATCTTCTAGAATTTTTCAAGATAGAATGTTAGTATCTAGTGAATTACATAAATTTCATGAAGTTGATGAATTACAAGCCTATATGAATTTAAAAGAAACAGAAGGCGATATAGGTCGTCATAATATTCTTACAGGTAATTATGATGTCTATAGAGTATTAGATAGAGGAAATTACCAACCAGACAAATCTTCAATCGTTAATGAATAATGGCATCAAGATTAATTTCAACAAGTATTCCCAATTTGTTAAATGGGGTATCTCAACAGCCAGATACAATAAGATTACCTAATCAAGCAGAAGTTCAGGAAAACGGTTTATCAGATGTTGTATATGGTCTTGGTAAACGACCACCAACTATACACGTAGCAAAATTAAATTCAGATACTTTTGAAAATAGTAAAGTACATTTTATAAATAGAGATAGCACAGAAAGATACACAGTATTAATCAATAATGGTTCTATAAAAGTTTATGATTTAAATGGAGTTCAAAAAACAGTAGTAGCACCTTCATTAACTTATCTAACAACTACTAATCCATTAGAAGACATAAATTTAGTAACTGTCGCTGATTATACATTTATAGTTAATAAAACTATTACCGTTGCAAAATCTGGGACAGCATCAGCTGTTAGACCAGCAGAAGCAATTTTTTACGTTAAGAATGGTCAGTATTTAACTACTTACAAAATTGATATTGATGGTGTTAATAGAGCTAGTTATACAACTTTAGATAATGGTAATGCAAACCACGCTTCAAGTATTACTACCGATAATATAGCAACTGAATTATATAATGATTTAGTAACTTCATTTCCAACTGGTTATACAATAGTTAGAGATGGTTCAATTATTTATTTTTCAAAAAATACAGGAACATTTACTGCTTCAGTATCAGATGGTTTAGGTGGAGATGGTTTAATTTTAGTAAAAGATAAAATAAAAAGTTTTTCTGACTTACCATATAAAGGTTATACTAATTTTGAAGTAGAAGTAGTTGGAGACCAAGGAACAGAGTTTGACAATTACTATGTTAAATGGGACGGGTCTGCTTGGGTTGAAACTGTTAAATCTGGTTTAGATAATAATTTTAATACAGCGACATTACCACATTTATTAATTAGAACTGCTGATGGTAATTTTAGATTTACCAAAGCTGATGGCTCTACTTACACAGTTAGTTCAATAACTTATACTACTCCAGTATATAACGGAAGAACTTGTGGCGATACAATAACAGCAAGTGATCCATCTTTTATAGGAAGTAAAATTCAAGATGTATTTTTCTACAGAAATAGATTAGGTTTTTTGTCAAATGAGAATGTTATATTTTCTAAAGTAAGTGAATTTTTTACTTTCTACCCAGAGACAGTTACTACTTCTTTAGACGACGACGCCGTAGACGTAGCGGTTAGTCACAATAGAGTTTCTAATTTAAAATATGCTGTAAGTTTAAATGAAGAATTATTATTATTTGCAGATCAAACACAATTTTTATTAAAACCAGAAGAAACATTAACCTCTAAAACAGTATCAATTAATCAAGCTACTGAATACGAAATTGACCCAATTTGTAAACCAATACCAGTAGGTAAAAATGTTTACTTTGCTTTTAAAAGAGGAAGTTACGCTGGTGTTAGTGAATATTTTATTTCGCAAGACCTACTAACTAAAGAAGCACAAGATACTTCTTTAAACGTGCCTAGATATTTAACTGGTAGAATTAACTCATTAAAGGGGTCTACTACTGAAAATACTATATTTGCTTTTTGTAGCAACGAAAGAAATTCTTTAGGCGTATACAAATTTTATTTTGACGCTAATAATAGATCATTACAAAAATCTTGGTCTAAATATATATTTCCAAGTGGTACTGTTTTATTAGATGGAGATACTGTAGAAACATTTTTTTATTTAGTTGTAAAAAGATCAGATGGTACTTATTTAGAAAAAATAAATTTAAAAACAAACGAAGTAGATACTAATTTAAACTTTCCAGTTTTATTAGATAGAAAAGTATTATTAACAGGTTCATACAATTCTGGTACTAATCAAACTACTTTTACACTACCATACCCAGACACAAATACTAAAAACGTAATTCTAGGTGGTAGTTGGTCTTCTTCTTTAAAAGGAAGATTAATAGACGTAGTGTCTGCTACTTCAACAACTGTTGTTGTAGGTGGTGATTACTCTGCTAACCCGTGTTATGTTGGTAATAAATATACATTTAAATATAGATTTTCTACTTTTTATGTTAGAGAACAAAAAGGTAGTGGCTCGACATCTACTATAAATACTGGTAGATTACAGCTTAAAAAATTAAAACTAGTTTATGGAGATACTGGTTATTTTACAGTAACTTTATATCCAAGAGCTAGGACAGCTAGTGTGCATAAATTTACAGGACAAATACTTGGCTCTAGTAATTTTATATTAGGTCAACCAGTTTTAGAAAGTGGGGACTTTCAAGTTCCTGTTCAATGTCGTAATTTAGATATAGAAATGGAAATAACAAGCGACAGTTATTTACCTTGTAATTTCTTATCGGCTGAGTGGGAAGGGTTGTTTACAATTTTATCTTCACGTATAGCCTTATAATGAATATAGAAGAACGAAATACTAATACATTTGATATTTTAGATTTAACTGCTAATTTAAGAAAAGCAGATAGATTAGAAGTAGAAGCTATGACTGGTACTACTAAAATATATAATCAATTAAAAAATAGTATTTTACAATCAAGTTATGCAAAAAGTTTTTTAGTAGATAATAAAGTGGCTGGTATTTATGGAGTAAGTAAATCGCCATATAATAATCATATCGGTTATCCTTATTTATTATGTACTAATGAATTATATAAAATAAAAAAAACTTTTATTAAGAATTGCATTGATAGAGTTGATGAAATGCAATCTAAATTTCCTGTGTTATTTAATTACATAGATAGTAGAAATAGTCTACATATTAATTGGATTAAATATTGTGGGTTTAAAATAATCAACGACAAATATTTTAACAACGTTAAATTTTACGGTTTTATGAAAAAACGAGAGGACTTTTAAATTATGTGTAATCCAGCAGCATACGCTGTATTTCAAGTAGCATCAGCTGTTAATGACTATAACAACGCTAGTAACGCAGCTAAAGCTACTAACGCTAACTCAGAAGCTAACGCAGCTAGAATTAGAAACGAAGCTATATATAGTGATAATGCTTTAATTAGAAGAAAAGAAAGAGAAACTGAAAAAACTTCTTTACAAAAGTTTCAAACAAACATTAAAGCTAAAAAATTACTTTCAGAAGCTAAAGTTGGTATTGGTGAGAAAAATATAGGTGGTAATATTACAGATACATTACTTGGAGATATTGAAAGACAAAGAGGTTTTGCTTTTTCTACTATTGATTCTAATTATGAAAATTATGTTAGGTCTATAGACGAAAATAGAGAAGCTGCTAATAGAGGCTATGTAAACCAAGTATTAGCGTTACCTAGGGCTGTTAGACCTTCATTCTTACCTTATGCTCTTAAAGCAGCTGGAAACGTAGCTTTAACTTACGCTAGTGTAAAAGCACCAGCAACCCCAGTTGGACAAACAACTGGTTATACTAAAGACGGAATTAATTTAGATTCTTTATATAGTGGTCTTTCATAATAATTAAAATATGGCTAGAAAAATAAATACAGATTTAGGAATTAATGTCAGTTTAACTGATGCACCTGATGTAAAAACAGTTTCAGTTACAAACATTCCTTTACCAACTGGTAAAAATGATTTTGAAGTATTATCTGATGTATTAGGTCAATTTAATCCTAAAATACAAGAATTAGCTAAAAAAGATTTAGAAAGAGAAGCTGAGGCTGATTATGTACTAGGTGCTAATAAAGTTAACAGTATGACTTTAGAAGATGCTAGAAAAGCACACCAAGAAGGATTCCCAGATATTTATAATGGTTGGGCTAGAGTCGGTGCATACAAACAGTATGCTAATAATGCTAATGAAGAATTTTCTAACAATTTTAAAAAACGATATTTAGAAAATAGAAATAATCCAGAATATAACTGGCAAAACGATTACGCAGAGATTTCTGGTCTTTATATTAAAGATAAACAACAAGACCCATTTTTCCAAGCAGCTTACCAAAAAATAAATCAATCAACACAGAAGTGGGTTCAAGAAAAAGAATTTGAATTTCAATCTAAAGAATTAATAGACAGGGTATCAACTGATACTGCATACCAAATAAAATCTCTACCAGATAAGGTTATTGATATGCTAGATGCAGAGTTTAGAGATACAATCCCAGTAGAAACTTCTGGTAAAGATTTTTTACAAAGAAAACAAGAATACATACAAAATAATCTAGAAAGTAGATTTAATGATGAATTTGAAAAAATTAAAGCAAATTTAAACCCAGCTTTAACTAAAGTTCAATTTGACGATATTTTATTAACACAAGCACAAGCCCACGCTACTATGGGTGGTAACTATGCTCCTTTCTTTGTTAAAAAAATAATAGAACCAAAATCAGATGGCACACCAGCTATAATTGATAACCCGAGATTTACAGAAAAAGCTATTAGTGTTGTAAGTAAATTAAATGAGTCTATAAAAGTACAACAATTCTATCAAAATTTAAAAACAAATAATACATCTACAATATCAGATGAAGACTATAAAAAATATTCTTCTCAATTATTTGATAATATAGTTAATCAGTATGTGGCTAATGGTGCTACACAAGGTC